CTTTTATTTGGTATTTTATTAACATAAAATTTAATTAATTCTAAAAGAAATTTATTCATTAAATATAAAATATATTTTTTAAAAATAATTAAAATTTATAATTTTAATTATTCTACCACTTAATTATAAAATTAGCATTGACTTATATAAATTTAATTTAAAAAAGTTTAAATTAAAATATATAGCAAAGATGAATATAGAATATAATATGGAATATGATATGCGTTATGATATAGAGACGTATCTAAATTCTTTACCAGAAGACATTACAAAAATAAATGTAAGTAATTCTAATTTAGAATATATCCCTTCTTTATCGCGTTTTAAAAATTTAGAAGTATTATATTGTTCGAATAATAGGCTTAGTTCTTTACCACAATTAAATGAATCTTTAAAACAATTAATTTGTTATAATAATAATTTGACTTTTTTACCACGATTAAATAAAAATTTAATAAGATTATATTGTTATAACAATAAATTAAAAACTTTACCAAAATTAAATCAAAAATTGGAAATAATCAACTGTCATAATAATCAACTAAGGTCTTTACCAGATTTAAATGAAAATTTAGAGTCATTATATTGTTATAACAATAAATTAAAATCTTTACCAGAATTAAATGAAAAATTGAAAATTCTCATCTGTCATCATAATCAACTAAGGTCTTTACCTAATTTAAATGAAAATTTAATTGAATTATATTGTTCTAATAATAATTTAATGTTTATACCATTTTTAAATAAAAATTTGGAAATATTTGGTTGTTCTTATAATCAATTGATTTCATTACCGACTTTAAACAAGAATTTAAAAACATTAAATTGTTATAATAATATATTAACATCATTGCCAGAACTAAATGAAAATTTAGAAATACTAAATTGTCATGATAATCAATTAACTTTTTTACCGACTTTAAATAAAAATTTAGATACATTAAATTGTTATAATAATAAATTAACAGTGTTACCTGAACTAAATAAAAAATTAAAAACACTAAATTGTCATGTTAATCAATTAACTTTTTTACCCGCTTTAAATGAAAATTTAAAAACACTTGGTTGTTCAGGTAATAAATTGACTTTTTTACCGACTTTAAATGAAAATTTGGAAACATTGTTTTGTTGTAATAATAGTTTAACATTTTTATCGCAATTAAATGAAAATTTGGAGACATTATATTGTTCTAAAAATAAATTGATAATATTACCATCTTTAAACAAAAAATTAAGAATATTTAATTATAGTGATAATCCAATTAGTGAAATAATTACGAATTATAGCATTTATAATGATAGCGTTTATTTTATAAATATAAAAATACAGATATTAAATAAATTCCGTATTTTATTTTATTCATTAAAATTTAAAAGCCGATTTAGACAATGGTATATGAAAGCCATGGAAGTTAGAATTATGGAAAAATACCATCCAAGTTATTTAATAGAAAATTTAAAAGATGATACTGATTTAGATGAGTTTTTAGAGAAGTGGTAATTAAAAAAATTTTAAGTTTATTTATTATAAAATTAAAAAAAATTGATTATAATTGATTATAATTGTAGTTATATTTTAATTTTATTTTGTAAAAAAACAAAACGCATAAAACAAATGGAACATTATAATAAATATATAATAAATATCTTTGAAAGGTATACAGATTTAAAAAAATCAAATAAACAAGAATTTGATAATAACGATTTATGGAAGATTTTTGAATATTATTCATGTATTAAACTATCAGAAGAATATAATAAATCTTTTTATGAATATGATGATATTGATCCAAATTTTAAAGAGATAAATAAAATGTCTCGTAATGATACTGGTATTGATTGTTCAGATTTATTAAATACTATTATTCAGTGTAAACTTCGTAAAAATAGTTTAACATGGAAAGAGTGCGCTACATTTTTTGGTAGTCAAAATATTTATGACAAAGAATTAAAAAAACCTATTGTTAGATGGGAAAATTTGGTTATAACTCGGAATAATGATTGTATATTATCTGAAAATTTATTAGAGAGGAGTGAATTATTTATTGATAAGCCATATTGTAAAAAAGAACTAATTACTTTTTGTGAAAATTTAATAATAAATCCTCCAGAATATCCAATATTTGATGATAAATTTGAACTAAGAGATTATCAAATAGAGGCAATAAATATTATACGCGAAAATAAAAAGAATGTTATTATAAATTTACCAACAGGGACGGGAAAGAATTCAGTTATTATTTATTCAATGAAAGATAAATTAAAATATTTAATTTTAGTTCCGCGAATTATATTGATGTATCAATTAAAAGAAGAAATAATCAAGCATAAACCGAAAATGAAAAGTAAAATACAATTAATAGGTGATAGTAATAATCACTTTGATGAAAAGAAATTAATCACGATTTGTGTTTTTAATTCAGTTAATTTAATTGAAGATTTTTGTTCTACTTTTGAAAAAATATTTATTGATGAAGCACACCATATTAACAAACCAGCTATTTATTATGAAAATGAAGAATATGATTTTGATGAAGATTTTATTAAAGAAGATGAATATGAAGAATATGAAGATGAAGAATATGAAGATGAAGAATATGAAGATGAGACGTGTGATTCATTGGAATATTTTAGTGATGATGATTCAATTGATACTAAAGATTCTTCAGATGATACTGAAGATGAACTTGTTAATGTTAAAAATTACACTAAAATTATTAAAAGTTTAGATAAATATGAAAATAATGTATATTTATCTGCAACTATTGATTCATGTGATAATTTTGAATATTATAGTCAAGATATAAGGACTATGATTGATTTAAAATATTTATGTGATTATCAAATTCATGTTCCGATATTTAATGATGATATTTCAAATAAAAATATTTGTGAACATCTATTGAAAAATTACAGAAGTATTATAATTTATTGTAATTCTCAAAAAGAAGGAAAACAAATAAATAAACTTATGAATGAATTACTATTAAATAGTTCGGATTATATTGATTGTAATACATCAAAAAAGAAAAGAGATATGATTATTGAAAAATATAAAAGGGGTGAAATTGCATTTTTAGTTAATGTTCGAATATTGGTAGAAGGATTTGATGCACCAATAACAAAAGGAGTATGTTTTTTACATTTACCAACTTCAAAAACAACATTGATTCAAATTATTGGAAGATGTTTAAGATTACATCCAAATAAAACAATGGCAAATGTAATATTACCGTTTTCAGCAAAAGAAGATGAAAAGAACATTTGTAATTTTTTGAAAGTTATGGCTAAAAATGATAGTAGAATTAAAAAATCATTTGAAAATAAACAATTGGGTGGATATATATCTATTGAAAATACTAATGATGATGAAGGAAATGAAGATGAGAATGAAGATATTGATATTGAATTCAAGTATAATATGATTTATAATAGCATGGGTATTTTACAGAATGGTGAAGAAATATGGATGAAAAGATTAGAAGAGGTTAAATTATATATTGATGAAAATTGTAAAAGACCATCTCAAACGGATAAAAATAAAGAAATAAGAAAATTAGGAATATGGACAACTCAACAAGTACAAAAATATAAAAAAAGAGAAGGTAATATGGCGAATGAAAAAATTTATAATAACTGGAGAGAATTCACAAATAATTCAATATATAAAGAATATTTTATATCAAATGAAGAAGTATTTAATAATATTTTAGAAAAAGTAAAAATATATATTGATACAAATAATATAAGACCATCTCAGTCTAATAAAGATAAACAAATTAAATTTTTAGGTAAATGGATAAGTCATCAGATAACAAATTATAATAAAAAAAAATACATAATAAAAAACAAAATAATTTACAATGAATGGATAGAATTTATAAATAATCCTAAATATAAAAAATATTTTCAATCAAATGAAAATGACTGGAATGATAAATTAGAAGAAGTTAAAATATATATTGATACTAATAATAAAAAACCAAGTGCAGGATCTAATTATAAAAAAATTAATAAATTAGGACATTGGATAGCATTCCAAAAAAAAAATTATATAACAAAAACCCAGATAATGTCTAAAGAAATAATATATAATAAATGGACTGAATTTATTAAGTCTACTAAATATAAAAAATATTTTCAATCAAATGAAGATAGTTGGTTAGAAACATTAAATGATATTAAACATTATATTGATAATAATAGAAAAAGACCGTCTGGATATAAAAATAGCAATGTTAAAACTTTAGCTATATGGATTGGTCATCAACAATACAATTATAATAAAAAAAGAGAAATTATGTCGAATGAAGAAATATATAATAAATGGACTGAATTTATTAATGATGATAAATATAAAAAATATTTTTAATATATACATAATTCAAAATTATCATAAGTTAATATTTTATCATTAATAATATTATACCTTTTGAAAAAATCGTTTCTTTCTATATCATAATTATTTAAAAATAAATTATTAATTATTATTGATAAATCTTTCGTATCATTATTAATTTGTAATTTATCAATATCATCTAACCTTAAATTTGGATTAAAAGAATACCAATATATACTCCAATTAAATTGATTATAATTATTTATTATATCGATATTTATATTTGGATTTGAACTTAATCTATGAAAACACCATTTTTTATCGAGATTATTTAAAACAATATCAAATGTAATATTTTTATTTAAACTTAAATCTTTAAAATTCCAATCTATTTCAGGATGTTTAATAATATCTGACCATTTTATACTCTTATTTTTAGATAAAACTTTAATACATTTTTCATTAAAAAAATAATTATTATTTAGAATAATATCTATTGTAATATTTTTGTTATAAACAACTAAATTTTCAAAATTCCAGTTTTTATCAATATTATTTAAAATAATATCCCATGTAATATTATTATTCATTGATAACAAGTCATATTTTATATTATGATTAAATTTTTTTTCTATAAATATAATATTTTCCCATGTTTCATATAATTCATATAAAATATTAAAGTGATAATATTTATTTAAAATGTATTTATAATTTTCATATATATCATAATTTGATATATTCTTTCCTAATGTTTTATTTAATATTAAATTATTCCAATTACAATGTTTTCTATCAATTACATATTCAAGTGTAATATTCGGATTATATGATAACATATCATAATCAATTACTTTAAAATTACTTTTTAAAAACTTTAACGTAAAATTTTTATTGCAAAATATTTTATTATAAATATATAAGTCTTTGATATTTATAATATTATTTATTTTTTTTATTAAAATACAATATAAATATTCTGACCAATCGTCAAAATATTTCATTAATAATATTATTAATTTATTTATTTTTATATAGTATTATAAGAATCTATATTTATTAAACTTTCAGAATTATAATTTTGTAAATCTTCTAAAATCCATATACTTTTTTTAATAATTTCTAATAATTTATTAAATTCTTCTTTATAAGGAATAATAAATTGTTGTTTTATACCATTTTCTGTATAAAATATATAATTTGTTTTTTCATAATATCTACTTAATGAATATAATTCAAGCCAATTTATAAACATCTGACAATCATTTTTATTATATTTTTCAAAAGCTGAAAATGGACCTATATAAATATCTTTAAATTTAAAATATATTTCTTCAAAAGACTTTTGTATCATTCTCCAATATAATATCCATATATCAATATTTCTAATTTCATTACTCAATATATTATTTTGTCCATTTTTAATTAATTTAATTGTTTTTTCTCCCATTATTATTATATTATAAATTTCATCCCATGTTATTATTTTTAAACTTTCCAAAATAAGATTAATATTATTAGATTTATTTAACATATTAATAAAAGGTTTAAATCCAAATTTCATATAAAAAGTTTTATTATTTTTTAATAATGATATAATTGAATATGGTATAGTATTACTGAACATATGTTTTATATTTCCTACTCTATTTTTACATTTTATTTTACTTTGGTCAATTAATAAAACTTTAATTATACCAATATTTCTAAGTATTTTTAAAAATAATTTCATAATATCTGTTCCTGAATAAAATTCTTTATCATCTTTAAAATATGATTCTATATTATTTATTTGTGCACTTCTTTCTTCTAAATTAACATCAATTCTTACTTCAAAATCAAACATATCACTTGAAATATTTAGAAAAATACCATTTATATAAAAAATTATTTTTAAATAATCTCTTAAACCTATTAAATTATTTGGACCATATATTAAATATTCATTTTTCCCATTTGTTTTTAATAGTTTTGATAAATTCATATTATCTATCCAAGGATCAATTTTAGACATTATATTATTATTTAATAATATAATAATTTATTATTAATATAATAATTTATTATTAACCCTTTACATAAATATTTTATAATACTACTTAAAGAATCGTACACCATGCGCACGATTTTAAATATTATTCAGGTAAAGGGTTAATAATATTTAAAAATTATTATAAAATTAATAAAAAATGATTATAATTTTAGTTATATTTTAGTTTTATTTTGTAAAAAAACAAAACGTATAAAATGAATTTTACAAAAGAGGATGAGATTTTAATTGCAAACAAATTTAAAGAAAAATATATATGTGATATAATTTTTAATGATGATATACCTTATATTTTATATTGTGCAAGTGATATTGGTAATATATTAGGAATTAAAAATATAAGACAAATTTTAGCATGTAACAAAAATAATATAATTAAATTTAAAATTAAAACAAGTCACGGAGAACATAATAAATCATATATTACATTAACTCTATTATTAAAAATAGTTAATAAAACACGCAAAGAATCTTCATTAGATATATGTAATACCCTTAATATAAATATACATTCTAATAAATTTACATGTATAGAAACATATTCATTAAAATCTATAATAGATACATTTAGTGGAGAAAAAATTATTAAACAATTCAAAATAAATAAATATTTTGTTGATTTGTATTTTGAAGAATATAATTTAGCAATAGAATGTGATGAAAATCATTATAATATATCATATGATAATAATAGAGAAAATGAAATTATTGACGAATTAAATTGTGTTTTTATAAGATATAAACCATTTGAAAAGGATTTTAATATATTCAATGTTCTAAATAAAATTTATTTACATATAAAAAATTTTAAAAAATAATTATTTAACAATATTTTTATTTAATTTACTCAACTAGAACTTCATCAGTCTGAGAAGTTGTATAATAATCATCTTTGGATTCCTCAATTATATTTGGTAATTCAGAAGTATAATAATAATCATTCTTAAAAACTGTTTTATTTTTAACACATCTACTCATCGAGGCTCTGCTAATATCTTCATGTAAACTAGCATTTAATATCGAATCATATGTTGACAACAATAAATTCGATTTTAATTCAATTTTATATACTTTTTTACCAGTTGTATTATTATATTTTGGTTTATAATCAGCCATTTTAAGTTCAATACCGTAATATCCTTCGTTGCTTTGATTATCAACCCAAACAGTTGCTTTGAGTGTATACGGGGATTCATTCAAATATTTTTTTAAATCTTTCATATCATCATTAGAGGTTTCTTTATCTAATGATATTTTCCATTTTTGATATTCTTTAAGTAGTGTTGAATTTAATATTTTTGCAGTATCTGAAAAATTACATGAGTTAAAAATAAATCTTTGAACATCTGAATCATTATCATTTTTTTTATATTCAACATTTTTTAATTTAATACCAACATAAGAATGATTAGCATTTATTTTTTTAGGTTTAAACCTTATATCTAAATAATTTTTTAATGCGTGAAATACTTCCTTTTTAGGTTTAACCTGTTCCCATAAACGGTAACGTCCTTCTATATTTACGGATTTTTCTTCAACATCAGGTCTTACAATACATATTTCTTTAATAAATTCATCAAATTTTTTATTTAAGTCGTCTTCTGGTAATAACACATTTTTATAAACAGATTCATTTTCATTATCAACATTATCAATAATTTTTTGTTTTTCTTCTAATTTTTCTTTTAAATAAATAATTTCAATGTTTTGTTCTTTTATTTTTTTAGTATGTTCATTTAATTCATTTTCTAAATTTTTAATTTTTTCATCAATATTTCTTTGAATATCTTCTAATTCGTCATTTCTTTTTAATAATTTATTAAAATTTTCAATGCTATATATTTTTGTTTGAATAATATCTTTAATTATTTTAACTAATTTTTCAATAGTAAAATTTACATCATCATATGCAATAATTTCAGTTTTATTTTTATCATTTACCTTAATAGTTCGTATTTGTTTTTTTATAATTTCATGACTTTTAATTAAATTTTCGATCTCAACTTTATTTTTTACAAGAAAACCATCAATCAAAACAAAATTATTATAAGTTTTATGATGACATGCTACTCTTGTTGATAATTCATTTGTATGTCCAAATTTAATTAATTTTTCATTTGATTCATTAGTATTTTCAATTGTTCCTATATATATACATTCAGTGTTTATTGGAAATTGTTTTATAATAGTTTTTTCAATTTCTTTTGATTTTTCAATTTTCGATTTTTCTAAAAGTGTTTGTTTTTTTTCAAGTTCTTCATCTTTTAATTCTAATTCTTTTTTAGATTCTTTTAATTCATTCTCTTGTTCTTTTATTTTGTTTTCTAATTCATATTTTCCTTTTAAACGAATTTCCTTTATTACTGAACAAACCCATTTTTTAAATTGTTTCGCAATTGGTTTTCTAGATGTAAATAAAACATTATATAAACCCTCCTCTGTAAGAAAATTTATTTCATGTATACCGTTTTTTGTATTATGCTTTAATAAAATTTTTTCAGTTTCATCATAATCCTTAATTAATTTATTTATATTGGTTATATCTAATATAATTCCTATATCAGATGCTCTGAATAAAGGATTATCTGTTGTTCCTCTTATTACAATATCTGTATGTAAGTTGTTTTCGTTAAATGATTTTACTATTTCCATCCTATAATTTATAATATTATTAGAAGTTATGTCTTTAAATCAATTAATTTATTATAAATTAATTGATTATTATAAATTAAAAGTTTCTATAACCATTAGTAATACAAAGTATTTATCAATATTTTATTTGTATAATAATACAAAATTATATTTTATATTGATGTTATAGATAATTAAAACTAAATATATTTAAAAATAATCTTTCTATGTCTATAAGTTATATGAACTTTACCAAATAATTCCTTCATATATCTCACCTTTTGAACCATCTTTATCATGATAGTTGTCTTATTCTTTATCTTAAAAAATATCTCTACCAATATCTTGCTTTTGTTGCAACAAAAGCAATATTTATAATAAAAATCCCATATAAATTCACCGTTTAAACCTTCTTTATCTTAATACTTGTCTTACTCTTTTTACGGAAAAGCTCACTTAATTCCTGCTCTTCATCTTCTTCATCAGGATTATAATTTTGGTCATTAAACTCCCATGCTTCTGGGCAACATACCTTAAAATCATCGTGATTTTCCGCTTTATACCAAAAAACTTGATCTTCAATCTTATTACTCTTAGACCCATTATGAATAACAAGACATTCAAAATTTTCTGTGCAAGCATCCATGGTTTGACAAAACATTTCAAAGGTGTAAAACATACCCGCGTAACACTCGTATAATTTTTTACGATTTTGATAATTATTTTCACGCAATAGAAATACCCAATCAATGTTTGACCGTAGATTTGGCGGAATTCCTATTGCATATTGCATAGAGAGCAAAAAGAAGATTCCCCAGTGTCTACCGTTCATAAATATTTCTCGAATAATTTTATCTTTCTTCCAATCATTGTCGTAAAGGCAGTCGTCCATAATTAGAAATGCGCGATTGTCTATATCCCTTTCTCCTAATCCAATGCGCTTTTTCAATTGTTTTTGACGTTTAATGAATTCAGTTGTAATTTTGGGCTCATAATTGTCATGAATAAATATTGGTGGAACAATGTCAGAATAAAATTTATTTGCATTTTCAGTTGGTGATATAACTGTTCCAGCAGGTAAATCTTGATGATAGAATAAAAGGTCTTTTGTTAAAAATGATTTACCAGTATTTCTTTTACCAATCATTACAACAACAGAATCATCTCTTATCATATTCATATTAAATTTTTTAAGCTTCAAACTCATTCTTATAAATACAACTACTTTATTAAATTATATTTTTTTAATATTCAATACGCAAAAATAATCAAAAAATAAAAAATATTATTTTTATCTATTATTTTTTAATAATTATTTTTAAATAATTATTTTTTTTTAATATTATAATATATTAGATATTGTAAATTATATATATATGTCAAATTTAATTAATATTAAAGTTATTGCAGTTATTACAGTTATTACTATTTTTATATTTTGTTTATTAAATGCTTTTTTAGAATTAAGAAAAGAATTATTTCGTAATAATTCCAATGATAATTCAGAGGATAATAGTGTTCCTCCTTTTCCAATTGATGCTGTTTATACATGGAAAGGTGAAAAAATATCAAACAATACAAGAGATTCATATAATTATGAATTAAAGTATAGTCTTCGTTCTATTGATAAATTCGCGCCATGGATAAACAAAATTTATTTATTAGTAGATGCTCCAAAAATTTATCCAACATGGATTAATAAAAATAATGATAAGATTATATTAGTTGATACGACAGAAACTTTTCCAGATAAGAAATATTTACCAAACTCTAATTCAAATGCAATTGAAACAACTATTACAAGAATACCAAACTTATCAGAACATTATATATATTTTTGTGATGATATATTTTTAGGGAAACCTTTAAAATATACAGATTTTTTTACAAAAGATGGTAAAGCAATTATAGATGATAGAGTTGTTTCAAGTACGAATATGTTAAAATATAGTAATATTAATTTATTAAATATTAAATTCCCCCCTACAGTAAGTCGTTTTTATCCACATGTTCCTATTCCTCAAATAAAAAGTATTGTTGATGATTTTTATAATAAGTATCCTGATTATATAGATTGGATAAGAAGTACAAAAGTAAGATTAGATAATGGTTGTAAAGTTTGTGTTATAAATAAATTAATATGTCCATGTCAACAAATACATTATCCTATTTGTAAACATATGTATTCAAAAAATAAAGCTATTTTGACGAATAATAATATGTCAAAAAAAGCTCTTTTTATCCCTAATAATAAAATGT